GTAACACAGGTATGTAATTTAGGAAAAATCTATGTGTGGGGGGTTATGGGTGTTGTCTGTGTTGGGTTCATGGTTTTTGGTGCGTTACAGGGCTTCTGGGTGCGTGTGGTGGGGTTTTGGGGTTAGTTGGGGCGTATGGGGGTGTTGCCTCTCCTGCTGTTGCAGGATTTGTGTGCTGCTGCTAGGGGGCTGTTGGGGTCTGCTGGTATTAGGTGATCTGCTGTGAATGGATCGTTGGTGCGTTTGCCTTCTCCACAGATCCAGCAGTGTGTTGCTGTGTCTCGTACCTGCTTCGCTCTGCGTTTGTATGTTCCTGCGTAATGCGGTCTATGTGGTTTGGGATGTGTTCTGTTCCATGTTGTCTGGCAGGTGGGGCAGCGTGTGCCGTTGGTGGTGAGGGTACGGCAGGTTAAACAAGGTTTGCTTATTGGCATGATGCGCAGGTTAGTGGTGCGCTGCAGGTGGGGCAGGTGGGTTGGGTGATGGGGGCGTTTTCTTTTTCTGGTGTTGGTTTTTCAAAATGTTCTTGATCAACAATCAGGCTGTCTAGTTCATCCTCATCAAAGAGTGTTCCTAGTAATCCTTCCTCTGTGTCTGCCAGTTGTTTCAGTAGTTCTATTAGTTCTGGTTCGTCATAGGTGGCTAGGTCGTTTGCTTTGTTGTCTGCGAGCAGGATGCGCAATGCTTGTTGGTCGTCACATATAACTGGTGTTGCTGCTATGTGTGTCCAACCTAAAGCCTTTGCTGCTTTCCATGTGTGGTTGCCAGCAAGGATTCGCTTTGATGATTGCTGGTACACGACAGGTCTGTACTGTCCGTGTGCCTTTAGTGATTCACATATTGCACCTACATCTCCTTGACGGACATTGGATGGATGTGTGTGTATCTCATCAATGGTGATTGCTAGGTGTTCTAGTTCTTTTCGGATCATGCTGTTTCCTTAATGGTGTAATCAGCATGGCTCATGGTAATCAGTTTTCCGTCTGGTTGTAACGCAATCCATGTTGGACTATCGGGATCACAGTTGCATCCACGCACATAGATTTTGTCACGGCTCACCAGTGCGTTGCACTTATGGCATAGCAGTTGGATCATTTAGAGTTCTTGACCTTGCGACATTGCTACTTGGATGCGCTCAATCATTGAACGCAACTGCTTTACTTCATCCATCAACATCTGGTTAGTTGTGTCTAACAGCAGTGCTTTGTTGCGTGCTTCATCTCTGTCCTCACGCACACGCTCTAATGCAACCTGCATCTCATCTGTTCGTGCCTGCCAATGTTGCAGTTCGGCTCTCATGTCCTCGCTCATTTTTTTCTCCTTCTGCGTTCAACTTCGTTCTCTAAGGCTTCCACAGTTTGCACCAGCCTGTCCACTTCCATTTGTCCAACGCTGATCTTGCGTAGGAAATGTATGGCGTTCAACAGATCGTTGATTGTCATTGCTTCTCCGTTCTCGCTTGCTTTCTAGTTCCTGCGCCATCATTGCAGATGGGCGATCCAGCCTCAAGAGGGGGGAAAGACTGGATGCGTGGCTTACCGCAGGAGAACTTGCAGCCTATCGGCGTTTGTAGCCTTCTTGTGCTGCGTCTAAATCTCTCTGTGTTCTATCTATCAGGCGTTGGCGTGCCTCTGCTTTCTGGATGCCGTACCACTTGCCGTGATGGAATCCTGATAACCAAATGCCCACAAAACAGATCAGCATGATTATTAGTTTGGTATCGCTAATATCGCTCATGCTTCTACCTGCTCAATCTTGCACAAGTGAACCTGTGTCTCACCAGTAGAGATCATTGATCGCAGGAACTCTCGTGCGCCATGCGATATGTCTTTGCCTTCTGATGCCATCTGCAGGAGATTGTGAAGCCACTCTGAAGCAGTCATGTCTCCTTCGTCTGCGCTTACATAACCTTCCATGACCACCAGCATCTTTACTTCAAACATTGGTGCTAGGTCTGACTGCACCAGTTCAATGTGTTCAAGTGTTCGTTTTGTTGATTTCATTTGATTCCCTCTGTTTCTATTTGTGTGATGTTGTTGTAACCGTATGCGGTAACAGCGAACCGTTTGGCTTTGCTGTGTGCTTGCTTCCAGTTGTGTGCAATATATTTAACTGTGTCGCTGTAATGCTGACCGTACTTGGTGTGCGTGCGAACTTGCAGTGTGTATGTGTTCATTGGTCTGCCAGAAAGATTGAGTAAGCATCCTCAAGAGCCTCCATCTTTCGCTCTTGCAACACTCTTGCGCTTTCACCAAGTGATGACATTAGACATTCAATCTTGAAATACACGCTTTCAAGTCTGTCAAAGTCCTTGTTGTCCAGATGAAATGATGCGTCACTGATAAGCCTGCGCACTTCAGTGTGCATTTCCTTCATGCCCTTCTTGCTGTCTAACACTCTGTCGTATGCTCTTGACATTTTTGATCCTCCTCTTGAATCGGTTTTGTGTTTCGGCTTTCGCCTTGTGCCTAGTTGGAATTGAATCCCACGCCTGATGCGCTAGGCGAATACCTACTTAAAAAGATGGATCAAGATATTCACGGGTGCTGTTCAAAGTGATCCAACCACAGTTGTAACTCTTTTTGCAGAACCTTCCGTTGTCACGCATTGTGTATGTGCTGCGCAGTTGGCTCGTTCCATAGTCCTCCATACGGGCTTCAAGAACTTCTGCAAGCAGGTTGTTGATGTGTGTCAAGCGGATGCTTTCTGGCGTGTTAGTCCAGTCCTCGTATGACAGACCGCCCAATACTTTGCGTGCATCCAATGTTTCAATGGTCTTGCCGTTGCGTGTGATGCGCACAATGATTTCGTGGTAAGTGTCAGAACCAATGGACATTGATACGGACATTCCGACTTTTGGTTGTACCTGATTTAGTGTTTCCATTTTGCCCTCCTCTTGAGCATTGAGGCTGTTTGCCTCATGTATTGATTATTACCAGTTCAGACACGGATTGCAAGTCATTCATTTATCCCTTACCAGTATTGGGTTTCCTGCCTTTAGCAAGCCCTCCAAGCAGACCAACCACAGCCTCCACCAGCCCTGTTGTGCTTGATGATTTCCAGTGCTGCAGCAATGTTCACTTCGGGATTCAGCAAATCAGTTGGTGCTAGTTCTCGTTGCATTTTTGTTTGCAAAAAACCTTTTGGATATGCAGTTGTTTTTGAAATCCAAAACAAATTGATCTGATACAACCCGAATGAGCCTTTATGTTTTCCAATAGTTGTTGGATCATCAGGGTTCACACTTGTTGGATTGCATCTGCTTTCACGAAACATGATTGCATCCCCCTTAAAAATATCTGCATCAGACCAACCAGCGTTGCTCATTGTTTGCCACCATTGTCCACACTTCGCATTGTTCTTAATCTTGTATGGAACTTCAATCACACGGTCATGAACATAACTGTTCGCAACATAAACCGAACGAGAAACCTCATCAGTGTTTAACGCTTGTGCGACACCAGCGAAACCTGCCAGAACTGCAACCACACTTACTAATACTTTCCTCATAAAACTTCGCATCACTTTCGCCTCCTCTAAGTTTGGATATAGATATAGAACTAAAGTTTGTTTGTTTATTGCTGTTGCTCTCCTGAGCGTCACGGCGCAACATCTGCGCTGGTCGTTCGCCTCAATACGGCGTGTGTCTTAAGCATAGCAGTTGAACAACATATATATATTTGTTGAACATCACAGGAGACACAGAGTTGTAATGCCCCCCCCGTTGGGATGCCTCACTCCAACTACCAAATCAATTCACAGTGCCTCACGCTTTTGACCAAATCATTTCGTCTCACATAATTAAGTGCAGCGCAATCTACCCACGCTTTCCGTGTGTTACCCGTTCACCTTGCAACAGTGTGGGTCATGCAACTAGCCGATTGTAAAACTTCTACCTGTTCTCTGGTGGTGTCCATCCTGCACGACAGTTTGGACATGGGCGAACAACCTTATAGGTGTGACCTTGAAAAGTAACTGTGGGTTGTTCTGTTAATTGTCTGCCGTCAGATGAATAGGTAATTCCGTCATCCCACAAAGAACCCTTGCAAAGATCGCACTTAATTTCGCTCTTTGTTTCGGTCTGACCACGCACCTTGCGAAAGATATTGTGCATCTCCTTCAATGATGCAGGGAACTTATCGCTGTTGATTTTGATCCAGTCAGTGACCTTTCGTGCTTCATCAACATCTGCATCCAACAGAAAGTCATCAACAGTCCAAGCGTTCTTGACAGTGTTACGACCAATCTGTGTGGTCGGGAACAGTCCACAAATCCTGTCCACCATTCCTTCAATCTGCATTGGTGTCACAACCCCTCCTCGTTTAAGTCAATGAATATACCTTGCCTCACAGGAACTTCAACAAACCATTCATCTTGTGTGTAAATAGTTGATTTCTGCACAAGCCTTCCCTCCATAAAGTGTTTGTGACTGAACACAACAGCCCGTGTGCGCTCATGATTCAAAGTGATGAACCATGTTTTCACATCAGGTTGCACGAACTTTCTTTTCCTCACCGAATAATGAACCGTGTCAAATGGAAACTCATGACCTTTCCAGTTGTGTTTCACCTCAACTTCCCAAGCACACGGTCTGTCGCTTCTATCTATTCCAATTAGATCAATCCCGTACTGATCTGGATTCACCAAAATATTGTGACCCCTACTGTTCAACCATTCCATCACCAACAGTTTCGCATCATCATCATCTTGGTACAAAACAGCATCAAACGGCTTACTCATCAGTGCCTTCATAGAAGGCTTGCATTGCTGGTGCAACAAGTTCCTCCCAAGTACTTAAGCGAATCATCACAAGCCCTTCATTACCCCAATCATCAGGCATCAACACGGCTCGTGCAGGCTTCCTGCGTGAACCAAAGTCAGCCTCATTGGACTTCACCTGTGCCTCTATACGAATCCAAGCGTTCACAGCAGGCTGTATCTGCTTCCCTGCTTTCACCTCATTGGCAAATAGAGCATCATTCCAGCGTTCCTCATTACCGTCACCGAACTTATGTGAAGGTGCAACACCAAGCCTCTTACGGGCTGTGCGCTGCTTATTCAAACCCTTGCGCCTAGAACGCTTGCCTCGTGCAGCAGGATCACTACAGCCCTTTACACGGCGTTTCCCGTCACGACCTGCAACACCAAGCGTGCCGAACTTAGGGCATCCCTCCAGATTGCATTTCTCCTGATTGCCTTGACATTCACCCTTGCGTTCATCCATTAGAAGCCTCCTCATAGAACGACAGCGCAGCAGAAACACCGCACTTGCATTTAGATTGACACTCACAGCCCTGATAACGCAACGCCTCATACAACTGATCTGCTACCTGTCGCCAACGATTGCGATCTACAACCATCAGGTCATACAGACCAGCGCACTTGTCTGCAACCCGTTTCCAATCAATCTGCATATTCATTGTCAGCCCTCATCATCCTCAACTCCTCTATCCCCACATAACGGATTCTCTGGTAACGGTTGCTCACACAGACAACGGTAAGCACCTTGTCCTATCGCAATCATTTCTTTCTCCTCATCTCGTCACGCTTCACACGCCTATCTGCAGGTGATAGCCCACCAAACACACCCCAACGATCATCATCCTCTGGCAGATTGATCACCAGTTTCAAACATTCCTTTTTCACAGTGCATTGTTTGCAGACAACCTTTGCAGCATCCCAAAGATCCTCAGCGAGAGTGGAAGGAAAAAATACTTCCAATGGTTTCCCTACACACAACGCATCCTCCTTCCAGTGATCACGCTTCATTGTCACCAATCCATGCGTTGTATGCGTACAGGGCTGTTCTAAGTTGCTCAATGGACAAGCGATCTGTGCCATCAGATCTGACTACAGCACGGGCTGCATCTGCCAGATCCACAAGCACATCAATCATCTTGCCTCGCAGAGCATCCATCTCCTCAAATGGTTCACTCATCAGCGCATTTCCATCAACTGTTTGATCAACGCTGATGCTTCTTTACTTGTCAAAGCACCAACAGCATCCTTGTTGAATAGTTGCTTCATCAATGGCACGCAGTCACCATTGACTTTTTCTTTGGCAAGTTTGCTGATCAAACCAGCCTGCTTCTCACTGGCTTTGCCACCAGAAGGTGCAGCCTTGATTGGTGTGATGTTCTCAACAGTTGTTGCGCCGAACGCTGCAGCAATCTCTGCAATCTCATCTGGTGTTGGTTCACTGTCATTCATGAACTCTTGCACCACCTTTGGTGAAGGAACACCCTTTGCTGGATGATTCTGCACATACGGTTTGGCTTGCTCTGCACGCTTCGCTTGTGCTGCAGGGAGGCTCGTGATCGTTGTGTTGTCTGACCAATCCTGCTTAGACCAAAGTGACAATGCGATTCCAAAGCGCATACTTGCGTTGCGCAAGAAGTCTCCAACCAATTCCTTCTCATGATCTTGCTTGTCTGCACGAACCGAACCAACACCAAGCATTGACTTGCCTAGCAGTGTGAGTGTTGCCCACATAGTTGCCGTGCCATTCTCAACATGGATTGCTGGTCTGCCATTCTCCCAAGCAACAGGTTGCCACGACCACAACGGATCAATCTCAATCAGGATGCGTGTTATGTCAGCGTGTGACACATACGCCAGATTGATTCCGTTGCGTGGGATAGTTCCCACAATCTTTGGATCAGGTGTCGCATACTGCTCTAACACTGCACGCAACAGCACTGTATTAATGTCCTCACTCATTTTGCTTTTCCTTTCGTAATGCGCATCACACGAAATGGTGCGCCTTGTTTCTCATATTGACTTACTAACTCTGGATGATCTGCACGCAACTGCTTCGTATCCAATGACGCTTTGCCTGCCTGCTGCTTCCAAGTAACCAGTTGCACACCATCAACAGTGCCAATCTCGTTACCCAACATCATTTGTGCAAGCGCATCCTTCGCCTTGCTCTCAAGATCAGCAGCCTGCTTTGCCATTGCTCTTGCTTCCTCCAGTTGTAACGCCCAATCAACTGCGTTTGCAGGTAACTCAACGCTGGTAGGTGCGACCTTCCAGATCCGTGCAATGTCAGCAGCACTAAAAGTGTCAATGTCCTCATCCATAGGATCACCATCAACCCAACCACCGAACACACCAGCCTCAACCTGCAGGGCATCAATCGCAGCAGGGTTGTCTGGCAACTGCACTACCGATATGCGTTGGTCACGATCCAACACAACGAACCACACAGGAACTTGCAGTACTGCTTGTTGCGCCCAACCTTGCCACAACCATTCATTAGGTAGATCATCACTTGTGTAGATGCTGTACCTAGTTGAAGTCTTAGCCTCAACAACAATCGTTGGTTGCTGTTCGTTGTCCACACCATCAAGACTGATTGACAAACGCCCATCACGATAGATCACTTCTGGTGTGAATATGTTTGCACCCAATATGCGTGACGCTTCCTCAAGCAACGGCTTCTCTAACAAGTTGCCACGCCTGAACACAGCGTTCTCCTCCTGCACAACAGGCTCGTTCACCTTGTCTGCAAACAGTTCGCCTCTGGTCTTGTATGGGCTTGCACCCATCAACGCTGGAATGTCTGATGCACCGAACACGCACCTTCCATCCTCGTCTTTCCATCTCGCCAGCAACCATTCTTTGCTGCCGTGTTTCTGTTTCGGTATTACTTGCATTGCCTTCTCCTCTGTTTGTTGTTTGATCTATTTGTAACCGAAAGGTGTCACAGGGTTATTTTTCTGCAGCCCTGTCTGCTTTCGGATCACGCACTTCCCATACTCCTCTGCGCAGTTTGCGGAACACATCCGTGCGCTCACCAATGAACTTGCGCACCGTTGGCTCACTCAACTTGGACAACTCCACCAGCACATCAACGGTTGCTTCCTCAAACACATTGCGCTTGCACCAATCCAGAATCAGATCGTATTGATACTTGCGTGTCAGGTAATCGGATGAGCGTTGTGCTGTTGCCAGCATCCCATCAAGCCACTGTGCATCAACTTGATGCCTGATTGGTTTCGGTACATGAGCAACCCACAATGGTCTGCCGTGTGTTGCGATTGCTTCAGCAACTATGTCTGCAGCGTTCATCACTTCACCTGCTTTGCATAGATCGCATATTGATCTTTGCGCAAGAAGTTCTTGATGCACTCATTGCCGATAAGTATGTGACCAGAAAAACGAATTGATGAAAGATCAACATCCATTGGATACAGACAATCATTGATGGAGTTCCAATTAACAAGCCAACCTGTTCCTTCAACCATTTCTTTATGGCAATGAAAGCACCACTGCGCTGCGTTAATTCGCACACAACGCTTTTGATTCTTTTCCCACCATTCGTGATTTCCAAAACCACCGCACTGGATTTTTTCTACAGTGTTCATTATTACCACCTCACCAATTCGCCATTGGCTTCTTGGCACTCTGGACACCATGTTGTGTATCCAGCACCACGCTTTGCATGAACCCATGTTGCAAGGTTGCGCTTGTTGTTGTCTTGGATGATTCCTGCGTTGATCCATTCACCATCAACAAAGTGTTCACACATCAACGCCCACTTGCCACCGTCATCTGGACAATCGGCTGCAACAACACCAACAATGCGTGTTGTAAAACTTGGTGTTTCGGTAATCCTTTTCATTTCATGTCCTCCTCTTGAACATCTGGGGTACATCCCCATACATCAAGTATGCCCTTCCAGCCACACCCAATGCAAGTATTTAATTCCCGTACTGGCATTGGCTTTCAGCCCACCTCCAGTGTTGGTAGCCCCCAATCAATCAGGTGTTCTGCCTGTCGCTGAATGATGTGATCCACTGAGTATCCCCATGTTGAGACTGTGGCAAAAGAGATTTCACACTTCCATCTTTTCTGCCATGTGTCTCGCAAGCAATGGTAGAACTCTCGTGAGTGAACATCCCATGCATCATTCCTTCTGATTGGTGGCACTGCTTTGTGGCACAACTCATGTGCAAGTACTTACCACACACGCTTGCTTCTGTTTGGTGTTTGGTCACGATCCACATTCACTTGAATCTCGTTTGAGTATCGCTGTGCGTGACCGTATTGACTGCCCCAATTCTTTCCTCTTGCAATCACGATTCTTGGAAGTGGCTTGCCTTTGTGGTACGGCTGCATCAACTTCCAAATCTTTTCCGCTTCGTTATGAATCATCTTTGAACGCTGTGCATCAATGCGTTGTTGCGCTTTCATTGGTGCAGTTCGCTTTGCAACGGTTGCACGCTTCGCAACATTCTTTCTCTTGACTGCAACTTTCTTTGCTGTGCGTTGTTTCTCTAATGATGGTGCAACCCGTTCAACAAGTTTGCCTGACTTAGATGAACATGGCAGACAATATCTGCGCACATCATTCTTTCTTGGTCTAGTTGGTGCAAGCAATCCGTGATCGCATATTGCACATTTCCATCTCACCTGTTTCGTCATTTGATCCTCCTCTTGAATCAACCAGTTTTGTAACTGATACATCAAGTTTAGCAGATTGCAAATCAGACGAAATCAAAAAGTGTGCAAAACAGAAAATCAGACCGCACAGTTATTGGCTCAAAAAAAATCTTAAAAATATTTTTGGCACTTTTTGGGAGTAACCCCACCTCGTACTAGGAGGCAGGGTTACTCAACCAATTTGTTACGCAACGGAGAAGGAGAACATTGCGTAACCAGATCAGGCTAGATGTTCTATTGCATCCAGTCCACTGCCCAACACACGCATTGACTGCACCATTGCAACAGGAATTGACAACACACAATCCACTTGCTCATAACTATTCAACGACTGAACAAGAACAACATGATTCGGTTTCGCATCTGGAAGCAGAATCCCACAAGACACCACCACACACGGCTGCTCACTGATCTCATCTTTCTCCATCCATGTTGTTGTGTCAGCGTGCGCATCATGCCAAACAATCTCTGCAAAGGTTGCCACAACTCACCAGCCTTCCTTCTTACGATCCATGCAGAACACTGGTGCTTGGATTGTTAGGTTGCGTTCTGGTGTCACGATTCCTAATGCTTGTTGTGGTGGTTCGTGTCCGAATCCCATCAGCATTGCGTATTCGTCATAGCCCTTCAACGATCCGTTCACTACCATTGAAGGTGTACTGATGTATTGATGCCAGTGACCAAGCCACAAGGTTTGGAACGACTTGCCTGTGACCATGTACCGTGCGTGTTTTCTTGCACGCATCCTCATGATTGGTGGGTAGATACCACCGATACCGCCACCACCAGAAACCTGATCACCGTGCGTGATGAGATGCCCATAGTCATAGATCTGTACCAGTGCATCAGCCGATTCTGGGATGGTGAATGTCACCCGTTTGTCCTTCACAAAACTGCGTTCCACCATCTTTGCCAGCAGCCAATCAAAGTTCGTTTTCACACGCTGCTTCATTCTTGGTTTGCGTGTAGTCCTACCGTGATTACCCACCACCGAAACGACATGACACTTCTTGAACTCTGTTGCCAGTAGTTCTACTGCAGCCGATACCTGCTCAGCCCAAAACAGCAGAGAGCCAATCATGGTGTCCTCATTCGTTAGTGCCAGTTCCTCATGAATGTCACCACTGAAAATGTCACCACCCAAGATCAACACAACACCGTCATAGTTCACACCAGACAAATAGTGGCGTGCCATCTTGATCACATTCTGTGTCCACTTCTCCAGACGCATCATTGCAATCTCACGGTTGTATGCGTTCAACCCTTCCATCTCCTCTGGGTTCACAACCTCATCAAAGTGTGTATCCGACAGCATCACCACAAGAGTTGCTGCATGGCTTTTCGGTTTCGCTGGTGCAAGCCAAACAGGAGGCTGAACTGTCAGCCCATCCACCTGATCAACGACAGACAGCGCACGCTCTAACTCATCCAGTTTCGTTTGCAGGCGCACATTCTGGTTAGCATAACTGTCACGCTGCTTACGCAAACGCAACAACTCACCATTGCCTTCAACCTCTAACGCCTCATTGATTTGATCGCCCAAGCCCATCAGATACCTTCTCTGTTTCGCCAACGGATGATTGCTGTGCGTGTGACAGAGCAACCGTTGTCTTGCAACACCTGTGCAATGACGGATGGTGAGATTGTTGCGTTACGCAAAGCGCACACCAAGTCATCTCTGTCCTCCCCTTGCATTGATTGAATCGCCAAATCAACTGACGATTGCACACCACCAGAATTAACTGGCGTTGCCTCTATCTGCTTGAGTAACTTTCCCATGCTCACCTTCTCTGTGATCCTGAATGTGTTGATCTAATTTGTCATCCACTTTGTTCAAACCTTTGTAGATCATCTTGAGTTGCATCTGCACAACAGCATGATCCTCACGGTTCTCCCGTCTGGCTTCCTTCGTTTCCTTCTTAAATGATTGCATGAAACCAGCGACAATGCCACCAACCGTTGTGATACAGGCAACAACTATGGCAGCAATACCCATATCCATTTATGCACCAACGATCACTTTCGCTGGAGGGTTCTGTGCAAATACAGCCTTGATCTGTTCAGATGATTTCTTGCCATCAACTTCGCAGTGAAACCAATCGCCATTAGGCGCACCATGAACAGTCTCCTTGTCGTACTTCAACCATGCCATATCTCTATCGCACTTGGCAGCCCTTCCGTGTGGGGCAGGGAAATAATCAATCAACATTTCTACGCCTAAAGCGTCAGCGTGTTTAATCAAATACTCCATTGCTTCCATTGCATACTTGCGACCACCCTTAGCAACACCACGCTTCTTGTCACCCATGTTGCGCCAAGAAATATCAACAGCCCTACCAGTTGCGTGAACAGAAAGTGATTCCTTCCCCCTCATATTTCTCACACCCCACGAACCATTTGACCAGAGCGCAGGACTGTAAGCCTTCACAAGTTCTTTGATCAATGCAGTCAGTTGTGGGTGTTCACCTGCTGCAGCACCATCTTTGTTTCCTGTGTATGGGCGTTTCATTTCGCAGCCTTCTTAGCAACTTTCTTTGCAGCGATCTTTGCAGGTGTTGCACCAAACGCTGCATCAATTTCATCAGCAGTAAGTTTCCCATCAACACTTGCACGAGCCAACGATTCAACAACCTTGAACACCGACACTGCACCAGCCAACGCTGCTGCTTTCCAAATCTCTAACTCTGGTGCAATAACAGATGCACCCGTGATTACACCCAACGCATTAGTAAGAAACAACGCAACAATTCTGCCTGCGACATCTTGAGCCTTTTTCATTCTGGATCACCTTTCTTTAACATGGTTGCCACAAAGTGTACTAGCACCGTCAAACAGGTAATCCACAAAGCCTGACGCAAAGTTGTTCCAGACAAAGTAAGCAGCACTAAGCCTGTGCCAGCCCACACCCAAGCGTTCTCAATCAGATATTCATGCATTCGTTTCATGTGCGCCTCGCAGGTGCAGGAGATGGTAGAGCCACAAGGATTGTAGTGCCTGCAATAATCGTGCGCCTGACTGCAACACTCACAGCAGAATCAACTGGTACATATGTGTCAAAGCCTTCATTGCCGAAAATGTTTATTGCTTCCTCAAAGGCTTCTTTCACTTCTGCTGGCACGCTTGGATCGTTCAATGCTTCAGCGATAACTGCAGCCATTGATTCAGACAGTTGTGTTTCCTCCACCTGTTGAAAGAGTTGTTGTGCTT